TGAAAAAACAAACTTCGATATCGGTGTACTCCGTGACAAAAGTATGCTTGTTTTTCAGTATGATCATCAAATGCTACTCTATCAAATATTAGATCCAATGTTTGTTTATTTAAATTGTTTGTAAAATCTTGATCATGATATCTATATATGTATTCCGCTATTCCGGATAACCATCGTTCTATAGGGTCCCTTAGTACTATCAAATTCCTATTTAAATTAAGTCCCAGTCCTCCGGGCTCCCCTAATCTTGGATCGGTATAAATGTTACCGCGTTCCCAATTTAACGTTTGACGTAGCACATTATGCATCCAGGTACTCCCGCATTTAGGTATTGGTATATAATTAGAATAGTCAGATGATCCAACTGGACCATGCAGGCAATTTCCAAATGTATGTCCTTTGTAAAGCCAATACTCAAATGTCGGGGAGTATATTTTAGGCATTATTTTGACTGTGCAGGTAGCAAGTACCGATATTCAGCGATTCCGCTGTTAACAGAAATTTCAGTAACACCTTCGTCACTTATACGATACGTCTTATCACCAGGCAAACTCAAAATACTGATAATAACACTGACTGGCCAGCGCCATGATTTAGCCACGGTACCTGACACATGTGACTGAAACACAAAGTTGCCTGCATGACTGCTGTGGTCTCCAAAAAAGAATTTTAAATCGCCGTTTTCTGTTTTAGCAACAAATCCAGTTTCTTCGCTGTTAGCACTGGCTTGAAATTTTAAGCGTTGAATACTGGCAGCACTGGGTGTAAATTCTACATGCCATTTAACATCTTTCATACGACTAGTCTTTAGTTGTGCTTCGACAACACCTGGGCTCATTAAACGATAATCGTTCTTAAAGTCTACTGCTTTGTTCTCGAAGTGAATACCATCCGGTTCATTTGTATCTGCTTTTCGCGTTACATTAATGTTGGCATCTTCTTTATATTCGGGGATATTAAGAATGGTATTCAGCTTGCCAAGATTGGGCATGCCAAATGTACCAATAAAGTCTGGCACAACACCGTTAAATTTAGCTTTAACAATTACTGTGCGATTTATTTGATCTATGGCTTCAAGTGTTGTTTCTTCTTCAGTGCCTGTAATTTTAACAAGGTCAATAACTCCAAGTCCATGCGTATGTTGTACGATGTCTAATAGGTGATCTTTCATATTTTTCTCCAATGATGTTGTATTGTATACTGTTTATTTAGATTTATCAAGAGCCTATAGGTAAAATTCTACCTAATGTCTGATGTGCTTTTACCGTTCTAAGTTTTCCAGGTTTTTTAATTTCGATCCAATGTACTTCTTCTGCGCCATCCAGCAATCGAGTTGCAATAATTTCAAATCCTAATTTTTTACAAACGTCGATTAATAAACGTTCAGTCATCCAACTCTTATATCCAACTTCTACATTATATGCACAAATAGGTACATCGCAGTTGTTATAACTAAACATCATCACGCCTCCGGGCCTTAATACATTAAATGATTCCTGTAGATACGACGTTAATTCAACCAATGGAAAATAGTTAAACACATTCCATGCAAAAATAAACCCAAACTGTGCTTGCGGTAAGTTAGATAAATCTGCAAACTTATCACCTTGGCCTGGTTTAACAAGATAGGGTCGCATCCTTCTTCTATAAACATCATTGAATTTACTTAATGTGGAATCGATGTATTCTTGTCGTATATCAACAATATACAAAGGATCTCCAGCAATTAAGTGTTCTGTCCACTCGCCGTTCCCGGGCCCAATTTCTAATGTGGGATAATGCCAATCGGTATAGCCCCTGACTATGTTTATTACCATATTCTTTGAGCCATCATCGATTGGTAATACTCGTATAGTAGATTCATTCTCAACTGTAACGTGAATCGGAGCAGGACTATCATTAATGATATATCCATTTGAAAAATACGGGGTTGCCAATCTGTCAATTTCTTTATCAATCTCGTTAATTGTTGTTGATATAAGCTGATCTATTTTTAGGGAATTATTTTTAATTGACGATATATTATTGATTAATTCCATGGCCGCTGCATCTATGCAATCAGTGAACGGGAATATAGAAACTGATTGATTGATTTTATCTACATCAAATGTTACCTTGGCCACAGCGTCTGTTAATTCAGATCTAGCCAATGCCGATAGCTGATTTAGTTTATGTCTTAGACTGACTAATTGACTAATTTTCATGATAAGTTAGTTAAGTTTACTTTTTTATTTAGATTTATTTTTTGTAAGTGTACTAAAAAATCCCTATGATTGGGATGATCACTTTGCCATACTGCATGTTCTTTGAAATTTTTAAAAGTCCCCCAGTTGTCGATTTTTTGAAAATTTATCTCATCAAATCCCAGACTGTTGCATATTTCTACATAGTCGGACATGTCCGTGTAATTGCCATTTTGTACTACAAAATTTGAAGTTAGTAATAGTCTCAGATTATTAGATTTTTTCCATTCTGCAATATATTTTGCACTGTCCAAAAGTTTATCCCAATTGCCGCCGCATCTAATTTTTTCGTATACTTCCTTGGTTCCTGCATCAAAACTAAACTTGAATCTAACAATGTTGTTATATACACCCGCCATTTTATGCCAATGATCTTTTACTAGTATACCGTTAGTCACTATTTCTATCTCGATATTTTTATTATCTTTTAATTTTAAATTAGATAGAAAATGACGATATATTGAACTAGCAAAAGGATCGCCGTCTCCACTTAAAGTAAATTTAAGTTTGTGATTATGATTTTCTATTAGTGTAATTAAATGATTAACCACATTGATACGTAGATTATAATCTACACCTTCACTGACAAATTTGAAACCTTCACGGCAACTGGGGCAAGTTAAATTACAACTATCGTCCAGTGCAAAGTTAATCCAGTCTACAGTATCTTGTCTGTGCCCGATGTTTCTAGATAACTGATCATCCTTGATGATAGTACAACTATTGGAGTCACAATATTTGTAAGTTCCATCCAGTATACTGGCCTGTATTTCACGAGCCCGTATACTATGCATAATTTCTTCAAAAGAATTAAAATCTGTTATTTTTCCTATGCTAATGGGCAACCATGCTTGGCATATACATGTATAGATATCTCCAAACTTATCAATAGTGATAGTGTTAAACGGATGATAGCAGTATTGATTTTTTAATTTTAAATCTTTGTCAAAGTTCATTGACCTCTGAGTATAATTCCATTTGTGGTCCAGTGCCACGTCATTCTTACTAAGAGGATTCCTGTTAGCATAGGCTGGATCATTAATTTTAATTAACGGTATAATTTTATTCAAAGCTAAACAAACTACCAAATGTACTATTAATGTCGGTGTTTTCTGTGATTTTCCAGTCCAAGACACCCAACAAATTTTCTACCTTTTGATCTACAATGCCTGCTTCCATCAAACTGTCGTCGAATGGCAGGTCTTTGAACCAAGCAGGAATATGACTTTCGTCTGTGGGATAACCTACAGATGTAAAGCCCAGGGGATTTTGTTTTAGTTTACAAACAATAGTTTTCATACCATCAACAATGGCTAGGCTATAGTTATCGCCGTGCATTTTACGTAGATTGTTCCAGTTCATGGCCGCTCGCACATGTCCTGGCATGTTTGCTTTACCCAGTCTGGCTTCTTCTGCTGTGTACTTGGTCAAATTATTAACACGCTTGGGAGTACCTTTTTCCCACGCTGGGCGATCTTGAAACTTAATTTTAAACTCTTTGACTTTTTCAATGATGCTATCACGTTCTGCACTGGTTAACACATCCAATAAAATCTCACTCAAAAAGTCCTGTACAATCTTAGGAGTATCACTACGCTTCAAGTCCAAGCCCATGGCCTTTACATCACCAGGTTTACCTTTAACGTCTTTGCGTTTACCTTCTTTGTCAAAGATAAGAACAGCATAGCGTTTCTTTTTAATAAACAAGCCTTTGGTAGCAATCAATTCACGCCCGCCTTTGATAATTGCTCCATTGACTCTAGGGCAATGACAAGCACGTTCCATGAACGCAGGAAACGATTCATTTACTTGATCCGCAATGCTGTCATAGACTTGAATACAAACATCTTTGTTCCATTCCATGCGTCCAGCTTCTACATCTGCCTTGACAATGGGCCAAGCACTGAAGTACACAGAGTCAGTGTCACCATAGATAATTGCATCGCCCACATGATCATACTTGCCAGTGATTGCTTCATTGACAAAAGCATCCATGTGTTTGGCAATAGTACGCCCTGTTAGTGTTGTACTTTGTCCAATCCTGTGATCAAAGAATCTACAGCCTGGATTCAAAATAGCACCATACAAACTATTCAAGTTAATTTTCTTAACCAGTTGTCGTTTGTCCCAGTATTCTTGATCCTCGGGCGTTGTGCAGTCCTTTAACTTCTTCTGCATTTCCTTACGTTCAGCATACCAACGTTCCAGCAAGCCGGGAATGATACCTTTCTTTTCGTAAGTAAAGATTGTGCCATTAGCACTAACAGTCCAAGGTCTATTGCTGTCAAAGATAATGCGCCATACATCTGCGGCACTGCATACATCACTGGTTCCATCTGCTTCCCAGTCTATGGTAATTTCTGTGCCCACTTCTCCAGCCATCATAGCTTCATATTCTAAAGACCCAAACAAACCTTCCCAAGCAGCCGCAAAGCTAGATCCGCCTGCCATGCGTTCTGCAATTAGTTTGTCTGTCATTATGGGACGTAGTTGTCCTATGATTGTTTCTGGTCCCATGTTAAGGGCTCGAATAGCCGAGGGATACAGCGAGTTGATGTCAATGGCTCCAATGTATTCGTGCATGCCTTTTTTGGGATAAGCAACGTAGGCACCTGCTGCCTGTGATTCGACTTCTTCCTCTCGTCCTTTTCTGTTAGGTACGACCAATCCTTGACTGTGTGCTTCATTGATAATTGCCTGTTCAGTAGTTGCTACGGCACCCATTGTTGTCTGCAATAACACTGTGTTATCGTGAGCAATGGTATTTGCCAAATCTAAGAAACGAAGTTTCTTATCCAGTTTCGCTATCAAGCGAGTATCCTGTCTGTTGTAAACAATAAACTTTTCAAAGTCTTTGTTATACAACTGGTCCAACGTACCTTCATAAGGTGTTTTACGTTCATCAAGTTCGTATTCGCCTATGGCATCTAAACTATAACTATGGCGTTCTTCGTAGGTGTACTTGCGATACAGTTGCATATAGTCCATATGCACACGCCCAATCAAATCAAATGTTGTATTGGTTGCACCAAATCTTTCAAATTCTCTTTGCTTGGGAAATTGTCCCCACAAACACATACGTCGTGTGTCGTCTTTACTCAGCACACGAGTAATGCGACCAATTGTGTAGGGAATGTCATAGCCCTCACTGTTCCAACCAGTTATGATGTCTGCATCGTCTATTAGATTTAAGAATGTATCCAGCATGTCTTCTTCACGTTCGAAGATAAAACAGTTGTCGAACTTAGCACAGATTTCTTCCGCGGTCTCCCAGCTCATACTCTTGGGCGGAATAACCAATGTAATTAGTTTATCCAACCAATCTAAGTATACACTGATAGCAGTGATGTTATTAAACGGATCGTTAGTGGGTGCAAAGCCACGCAACGGGTCAAAGTTGGCTTCGATGTCAAAAAATGCTGTGTTTAGTTTAGGAGGTTCGGCACCCAAATAGTTTTCTTCAAGGCAGCGAAACACAGGTTTGAAGTCGCTTTCCCATAGTCGTTTGTTGCCTTGTACTCTAATTTCTTTTTGGAACTCTTTGCCATTGCGTGTGGCAAATCTACTTACAGGATTCCCATATATAGTACGATGTTTGCCTTTGGGATCATCATAATAGAATACATAGTTAACTGGATACTCTGTGTATACCCTTTGGCCATCAACACGTTCTACAACATGTATGCGATCTTTTTGCTTATCAAATAGTGCGTCAACGTAACTCATGCAACAAGCATCCTTATTAGTCCGATGGAGTCGATGGTAGTGAGGAGGATATAGTTAGCAAGCATACCAAAGGAACGCCGACTATAAGCACACCAAGCATAAATGCCACAGCCAGAAATCCATACTGGGTAAAGGGCCAGAAGTGGGGGATTAGGGACTATGATGGCCATTGTGATAGAACAACCAACAGATATACCCCAAGCAAGGCTCTCAAGACAAAAACGAATTCTATTACTCGCCCAGTCCAGTCTGATCCAATTGAAGATTCCATAAACTATATCTTTCAAAGAGTCTTGCCCACTGTTTCCAAGATAGTATTCAGCTCATCGTGATCACGATTAGTTTCGCCAAGTTTGGCTTTGTGTGCAATCTTAACTGCTTTTTTTAATGTAGCAGGTTTAATTTCAAGTTCTTCTGCCACTGCTTTGATTGTCTCATTAAGACCTGCATTCAGATCTTCAACTTCTTGAAGAACTTGCATGCCTTCGTTGATTAATTGTGTGAGTTTAATTTTGGCGTCGCCATTAAAACTGCGGTTATAGTCAGTCATAGTTATCTCCTAAAAAAGTTATTATACGTGAATTACCAAACAAAAGCAACAGTATTAATCTTCAAATACGTAGGCTTTGGTATGATTGTTGAGCCAATGTGCAGGCGGCCAATTTGAATCGTCGAATACTGCACCTACATGATACCAATTAATACGCAGTCTAGTTAACGACAGCAAATACGTATCATATGCTTGGTTCATTTTTTCTTCGTCGATATTGTCTGCGCTTACTACTTGTTTGATGTAAGTCTTCCAAAATGCTGGTAGTGTGTCAAGCGTAAATCTATAATCAGCACCTAGTGCGGGATCTACAGTATACAAGTCTACGGTTTGAGGGTTAATATTCACTGCATCAGCTTGCCTGTCATTGAATCCATACCGTATGGTCATACCTTCAAAGAATCCTGCAGGGATTTCCAAAGGAGGACAAACATCTGGTCCTACTTGTACATGATAGTATCCGTCGAAGTGTCTAAATTGTTCTTTTGTGGGAACATATATTTTGTTAGCAACAATTCCAATGTTATTCCAGTGTTCGGTTCTGAATATAAATTGATTAGAACCAGTGACCCGGTCCAAGTACCATTCGAAGTATTCTTTCTTCATAACTCTAATAGCATCGTTGTTTTCCATGCTATAAGTTAAATAGTTGTCGCTGGCCGGTTTACCGTTAAAGTAAGAAACAGCTCTAATGCTTTCCGGATAATGGCTAGTCATTAACACAGCATAAGGATCGGGATCTTCTGCAATTAATTCTAATCCCTCGCGGAATATCTCAATGTTATCGTCTAAGAAAATATGATCTTCATTGCCCGCAGGGAAAATCAAATCATCATCTATTAGATCCATTTCCGCTTTGACTTCACGCCATTGTGCAATGTTATTACAGCGATGCCAATGTAGGCTTAGTTTTTCTTCGGGGAAGATGCTTTTAAGCCACTCAGCCATTTCGTCCTCACGGCCTTCGTAACCATCGGCCATTTCTAAATTAAAAATAAATTTAGTAGTTAACGGTTCCAGCGGAGCAAAACTAGCAAAGCTATATTTTGCCACATCAAAACGGCTATCGTTGCGTAGATTGTATCGTACAATACTTTGTGGGTTTAGTCGTACGTCAGTTATTTTACAGTTGAACCAGATTATCATAATATTATTTGAAAAAGTTAATTGCTACACTCTAGATTATACAGTAGCGAATTGTATAAGTCAAGGCAGTAGCCGCCCACCCGGTCCTAAGGCCAAGGTCATTTTATCTTTAAGAGTCTTAAAAATTCGAATATCTTTATATACAGCCATCCTATATCAAATTCAAACCAGCGGCGACTGAGACGAGGATTTGCGGGTTCCAGATGATGATTATTGTGCAGACATTCACCGCCAATAATAATGCCCCAAGGACTAATGTTCTTGCTCTTATCTTTAGTTTCACCATTACGATACCCCCACCAATGTGCTAGGCCGTTGATTACTCCAGCGGCCCAGAATGGAATCCAAATCATTTGTATGCCCCATACTACTAGTCCCCACGGGCCGAATAATATTAAATTGATGGCCAGCATTATAAGAATGCCAAGAAAGTTATAGGGAGTATATACCTTACGTTCTATCCAATCGTCGGGCGTTCCTATACCGTATTGTGTTATTATAGCAGAATTTTTGGAACTATACCTATACAGCAATGCTCCACCAAATAACACACGCCATATACCAAATACATGCGGGCTGTGTGGATCTCCCGGAGCATCACTGCTGACATGATGTCTGCGATGTATTGCAACCCATTCTTTGGTGACCATACCTGTGGTTAACCATAACCAAAAACGCATAAAGTGGCTGAGCACAGGACTGAATGTCAACGCTCTGTGTGCTTGGCCACGATGTAAAAATACAGTAACACAAATAATTGTGATATGTGTTAGGATTAATGTGTATATAAGTTCAGTCATTGTGTGCCTGTTAATAACTTATTTAACTCAGGCCACAGCTCATTAAATGGTTTGTTAGGGGGTATAATACTTTCAGACTGTGCAGTCCATGTTAAGAAGTCATGATCCTTATTGGGAATTTCGATGTTGTTGATTAAACTTTGTTTGATGTTGTCAACTATAGGGTCAGCAACATTTACAGATTCTATTTCTTTTATGGCTGCTGTCATAATGCTGGACTTGTGTCCAAATGTAATAAAACTTTCTGTTTCTATATCACTTACTCCAGATTTGGGCATGGCCATTTGCCAATTAACTCTGAAGTTTTGTTTGCTGGCAAACTCGTAATATTCTTCTAAGTTCAATGCATTCCAAATAGTGTACACTGGATGAAATGTTATTCTATGTGCGCCGAAGTCATCGCATAGTTGTTTGATGTTGTCTGTGAATATATCCCATTTACCACCGTGCCTTACGTATTCAAATCTATCGCCTATGTTGTCAAAACTTAAATTCCAAAGTACCATTGGAAACTGTTTTAACTTCTCATATATTTTATTCTTGTCTAATTTAACACTGAGATTAGTCAGTACATCAATCTTAACATTGGGGTTAATAATATCTAGTAATCTTTCATTGTGCTTTTGCATTAGCGGCTCGCCGCCCAGCAAGTACATACATTCAATAAAATCTCTATTCTCTGCAATTTCTTCAAACAATGAATCAGTGTAGTCTTTATTGACAGAGGGAACAGGAACGTTCATAATTCTACTCCACTCGCTACTGTCGTAGATATTACAGTATCTGCAACTTAGATTACAGACATTACTCCAACGTACATCGATTAGTTTAATTTCACGTTTTGTGGGATTGGGAAATTGATCGTTAAATGCACTGCGTTGACTAGATCCGGCAGCTTGTTGTTCAGTTCTATCACAGCCCGAACAGTATTCATGGGGTTGATTGTTTTTAAGTGCTAGCCGTATTTCTGGAAACTTTGATTTGGCAAATATTTCTTTAATGGGTTGTTGTTTGATGTTACCCAGGGACTGCGATCCGCTGCAACACAATCCCACTTGACCTTGAGTACTAACAAACAGTCCCGTGTCCACGGCACTGCAATAAGTTGAATTCATTGATTTGTTATTTTAAAGTTGATCTAAGCATCCAAGAGTGCTTGTCGTGTGCATCCATGCGTTCCGCTAAGAAGTTGCTGAGGCCATGTTAGCCTTCTCGTTCTGCTAGATCGTAGACCATTTTAAATAGTCTACTGCATTTTTCGCTGTCTTCTAATAGACCAGCAACCAGAGTCATTGCGGGAGGAACTTCAATGTCTTCGTCAATTTGACTCAGCATACTAAATCGTTGGAAACTAGCCGGAGTATAACTACCTAACTTGCGAATATTCTCACCAAATGGGTCTATGGCACCATATACTTCTGTGTAGATAGTATCAAACAATGCGTGGTATTGTGGGAACTCTGGTCCTGTTACATTCCAATGGCAGAACTGTGCTTTTACAGCAAAGCCATATTCTGTTGCAAATGCAATTTTCATTGCTTTAATGAGTTCATCCATTTTATATACCTTATGTCTTATTTATTTGACTGTGTGGAATAGATCCAACGGGACTGATTACGCCTTCGCTGCCTTTAGTAGCTTGTCCTGCGGGAAAATTATATTCCTGCAACTTAGGACTACCAAACGCACGTTGTGCCATCATTTTATATTTTAGACTGCTGGACTCTTTCAAGTACCAACCGTTTTTATCTTTTCTTAGCCCAAAGTCTGAACGTAGATCTTTATCCGCAGTACCTATGACACGGTAGTATAAACGAGACTCTGATATTCTTGGATCGCCGGGAACGTAATCTCTTAGTCTAACCGGATTACCTTCTATGTCTTTCATTTTTTCTGGCTCTTGCGGACGCACTGGGATTATTGTATCACCTTTAGGCTCCTTGTACGGAGTAGCCGTTCCTGGCTTGATAGGGTTATCAAATGCTCCTCGCATGGTATTATACGCAGGATCCATTTGACGTAGATGTTGATCTTTTATCTGTGTGTGAAAATCTTGCCCAGGCATTACCTGCATGTCTTTATAAAAGTAGTCATAATCTTCAGGCGAGTCAGGATCTTGGTTAGGTCTTGCTGATATATTAGGCGATATTTGAACAGCTTGATCTTCTGCTAAGTTTCGTTCTTTCTTGCGACGAGCAAAGTAATCATTCTGTGGATTCTTTGGCAGGGGTTTCACAGGCTTGCCGGCATCTACATCACGTTCACGTTGACGGCGCTTTTGATAATCTGTTTGTGCTTCTGCCATGCCTTGCTTTTCTTTTTGTTTCCTATGCCACAGACGATATTCGGCACTGGTATTAAATGTCTTACCGGCTTTTTTGGCGGCAGCTTTTGCTTGTCTGGTAAGTTTGGCAGTCATCATTGCATCTTCGGAACGACCCTTGCCAGCGCCTCCGTATTCTGGACCTATATCATTGTAGTAGCCTTCCGCCACACCTTGCTCATGAGGCTTTTTGAACACACTATATATTTTCTGTGTATCAATACCTTTTATACCATTTGCTTGTAATACATTTGCCACGAATGTACCACAATTTTCTGCTCCTACCGTGTTGGTTGTAGGCACCGATACTGGTTTTGATAATGATACAATTTTGATATTTTGTTTAGGAAACTCCGGATCATCAGTCACATCGTTAGTGACATATACATCATTGCCTTTATGCCCACTCAT